TCCAGTCGTAGATGCGTTTCTCTGCCGCCTTGGCCGAAGTCGTGGCACGGGCTACAGCGTCCTTGGCAGCGGCAAACGCATCCTGTGGGGTCTGCGGTACCGGCTGCATTGATGCGGCCGGCTGCTGCGTCATCAGGCTATCTGGCGCGACAGCCTGTGCCATCGGCTGCGGTTGCTGCGGCGGTAACTCGCCACCGTTCTGCATGACCTGCTTGAGCATGTCCCGAGCGGCGATCAACTCAGGTACTGGCGTCGGATCGAAGGCGAAGGGTTTGTCATCCATCGGCAGCAGAAGCTCAGACACCTTTGCATGACCGGCATCGACGTAACGTGCGGTCAGCGGGATGAACACCGTGCTGCGGTTGTCCGTACCGTCACCGGCCGTTGCGCGAGTCAGCGGCCCCTGCATTGAGGTCGGCTTCGCCCACTGCGCTTTTTCCCACTGCGCGCGATTGACATCATCAATGCCAAGGTACGCTTCCTCGGCAGACTTCCAGACATCCTCGATACCGGACGACTTGCGGCCCTCGACGGCTTCCTTGCGAAGATCGACGAGACGCCCTGCCAGCGCGGCTAGGCGCTTGTTCTTTTCCTCATCGGCAGGTAGCTGTTGCTGGTCGTCCATCAGGGGCGCTCCAAAACTGTTGATAGTTATAAACTATTGCTGTCTTACGGTCAATAGGTAACGGCTATCGCCTGCCAAGACGGCGGGCACGGACGATATAGTCCTGCATTGCTTCAACAAAGCCGCGCTCCCCGGCCAGCGCGATGAAATGCCGAGCGCCGAAGTGCAGAGCAGCAAAGTGACTAAGTGCCATCAACAACCACCGACGATCGGTTACCGCTGGCATCAACCGTGCTGACGATGCGGTTCGTCGTGCCGTCAAGACCGACGAAGGTTTCTGTACCACTGCCAGCGCCGCTCACTTTGCCAGCAAGTGCGGCAGCGACGATGCGCAGAATTTCTTCAGCCGTCAGCCCGCTCTCGATGATTGCCGACCACGGGTTTCCGCCCGCACCAGCATTCGTCAGCGCAAGCCCTGCTGTGCCGGTATCCGGGTAGTTCGCCAGCACAGCAGTCCATACAGCATCGCGCAGACCTTCCGGCGTCAGGTCGCCGTAGCCACGGATGGTTGCCGCTATGTCCATCAGTGCGGTGTTGCCGGCAACGACAACGCCAGCGCCCGTGAGAGCCGCGCCAAGGTCTGCAAGGCCCGCCGCCGCTGCTGCAATGTCACCCGAGCCGGTAATGGTTGCTACCATTGTCGCCAGTGCCGTTGCGTCTGCCGAACTGATGTCACCGCTGGCTGTAAGCACCGCCGCGATAGATACGATCAGGCCGATGTCGCAACCGGGAATGTCACCAGCGCCAGATATTCCCGCTGCGATGTTGTAGCCGGACTGCATAGTGGCGCTGGATACACCACCACTACCGATGGCCGTATTGCGAGCGGCCAGTAACCCCGGCTTCTGCGGCATCATCCATGCAGCCGGGTGCCTATAACCAGAAGGAATGCCCACCAGTTCGCTAGTGATTCCCTCCCCCGCCGTAATGTTCCTGATCCGACCTGTCTGCGAGAAGTTCCCCTGTAGCGCAGATGGATAAGCACTCAACACAGCAGTCGCCCCGGCGTAGTACATACCGCAGGATGCAAACTGGTTACCATTGCAGCACAGAGCCATCAGAGCGCCTCCGCAGCCTCGGGAAATCCGGCGTCAATCAGCTTCTGCCGGTCCAGTTCTTTCTGCGCCTCAACGATCAGATTGGCAAGGGTGAACGTGTTGCCCTGCCACTGTGCGAAGTCCTTGACCAAATCCAGTATCTGCCTATCCACAATCAGCCTCCGTAGCCGTAGTCGAAGTCGACATTGACCGTACCTGCCGAAGTCGTCGCGCCCGTCTGGAACAGCAGGAATTGGATGTTCGCTCCGTCCTTGATCTGACGCATCGACGGCATGGCATTCACCAAGTCCATCTTGTTGTAAAGGCCTGTCGCCGGCAGCGGCAGCGTCCAGAGCGGCTTGCACAGGCCGATGATGACCGTACCCGACGCGTGAGCAGTACCGGCCCATGTCAGCGTTTCAATGTCGGACACGCCGGTATCGCCAGCGGCCAGCGGCAGGAACGGGTTGTACTTGTTCGCCGCCGCCCCGGTATTCAACAATCCACCCACCGGAACCGATGCGGTAGAAGTAAATGTCGTCGTGTTGTGTGAGACGCCTGCCGTGTTCTTGTACGCAACGACGCAAGTCGGGGCATTCGCGCCGAGCGCCGTATCTGCCGCAACGAACATCCTGAGTCCGGCACCTGCGGCGTACCGATCGCCTTTGCCAGCGCCGGAACCGATGGCCGTCATAGTCACTGTCTTCGCACCCGTGCTCGATACGTTCGCACCGGACAGCGGGACGAAACCCACAAGGTCAATCGCCATGATGTACCACGGCGCACCCGCCGCAGCGACAGCACAACCACCGGCAGTCAGGAAATGTTTGGTCGCCGTCGAGACATCACCGCCCGTATAGATCGTACCTTCCGACCACGTGTCGTCCGTCGGTACGTAAGTCAGGTCTGCGCCGGTAAAGGTCGCAGCAGGTGGATACCCTGCGTGTCCTGCCAGCAGAGTCCATGCGCCGGCCAACTGCGCAGCAGCGAGCGTCTTGGTCGTTGTGACTGTATCACCCTTGCCATTGACGGTCAGTTGCGTGATCAGGTCGTCTTGACTGGAGAACCCCATTTTATAATACTCCTTCAGTTCCATACAGTTTCGAGGGTGCCGACCAACATGGACGACGCGAGTGATCCCGCTGTTCCCTCGGCAAAGAAATTCAGCACCGCACCGTCCTTGATCTGCGGAGCGCCTGCTGCGTGAATCAACGACATGAATTCGTCTGCTGCACCGTAAGCGACACCGGTTGTCGTTCGACATTCCTGCGTGACATATCCGTTGAACAGTGGCTTGACAATTACCAGCGCCATCAACCCGCCGCCTGCCGCAGTGAAGGTCACGGACTCGATAGACCTGACGCCCGTGTCTCCGAGTTGCAACGGCAGGTATGGGTTGTAGCTCGCACCGACACCATCAGCCGACACGACCTGTCCGCCACCGGCCACCGCAAAGGTGAATTCGTTCTGGCTCACCCTGCCAGCCACACCGTCTTGATTGGTGTAGGTGAAGGTGAATTGCCCTATGGTCGAAGCGGCAGACTGAGCAACCGCAATCACCCGTCCGCTGGTGTATCGCGGCAGCGGGACTGTGTTGTCCATCAACTGCTCTTCGCCGATAGCATCCGTGTCGATGAACGGGTAGTACAGCAGGTAGTCGCACAGCACCAACCGCTGCCGCGCATTGACCGCTGTGGATGTGTTTGCTGTCATCACCATCATGGATTTCAGGTGCTGCGTCATGGGTGAAACATTCGGCACGTAGATACCACGAGAGGCTTCAACGAGTGCAGCGACAGATGGCGACGACGCATAGAAGTTTGCAGCAGGACTGCCCGCAAAATAGCTGTAGTCGATCCACGCATTCGTCGTAGTGGCCGCAGACGCTACAGCCTTGCGAAATTGCGTGATCCAACACTGACCGAGCAGATCAGCGTTGGCGAACTCTCCGACAGTGCGGAAACCTCTCATCCCGCCGCCTTACCGCTGCCGACCAACCGAGCGCTCAGACACACCGTCCCGTCAGCCGCGTCAGGAACCGCCGCAGGTGCCAGTCCAGTCGCACTGTCATCGGTACTCCGTTCAGTGTCCCGTCGCCCGTCAGCAGTACCTTCCGTGGCGCGTTGATCGTTGCTGTCGTGTGGTTGCATGTTCGTTTTACCTTGTCCTTGGTTACTCGGGCCTTCGCTCCGCATTCAGCGCAGGAGTAAAGATATGGGTATTGTGGGAACAGCATCAGGTTTCCGTTATGACAAGCGCATTGGCGAGGAACTGCGGCGTGATACTTGCTGCTGCGCCGATGGTGATCGGACTGTTCAGCGCGCCGTAGTGCCAGACCGCCGTCGCGCCAGATACGGTCGTGCCGGTCGATACCGCTGCCAGCGTTGCGCCGGTTGCACCGGACTGGTCGAACTGAAGCAACGCGGCGTTGCTCGTCGAACCGCCTGAACCGGCGACCCATCCCGCGCCACGAGCGACCGGCTTCCGCACATAGTTGGTGTATGCGACCTCGTTCTCAGCCTGCGAGTTCGTTACCGCCGTCAGTGTCGCCGTGTGGAGCGCAACATAGACATCGGTAAGTGGAGCAGCAGAGGCGTTGTCCGCTACGTTTGCCCACGCGGTTGCTCGATACAGCAGGTTGAGGATTCGATTACAAGCATCGGTTGATTTTGGCATGACGGTTACTCCTTGGTTGTGCCTACAGCAGCGGTACGACATTTGAAATAGATACCGGTCACCTCGACCAGCTTATTGACTGTCGCGCCGAACGTAGCATCGACCAGTGGCGGCAGTCGTTCGGGACACGACGAGATAGCGACAGGATTGCCCGGATCAGGTTGTGTCGGGTTGCAGGCCGATCCACTCAGCATGACAGCCATGAGCAGCAGGAGCAGCGATTTCATTTCAGTCTCCTGTAACGATTCTCGACGGCGCGGTACCAGCCGGACGTACCTTCGCGCAGATCAGGGAACTTCGCGCGCACCTGTCGTCTTGCCAGTTCTCGAAGGTTCGTACCATTGCTGTATCCAAATATCGGCATGTCATTTACCTCCCGACAGAGCCTCGTTGATCGTCTTCATCACAGCTTCTGTATTTTTACAGTCACGATACACAGGCACCTCACGAGTCTGTGTCTCAAGTGTCTGTCGTATCGTCACGTTGCGCACGTCGATCTTTGCGATCTCATGGGCCATGGCCGTCAGCGCATCGCTCTTGCTCTTGGCTTCTGCCAGTTCCAGCGCATCGCGCCGGTTGCTGCACGCTTCCCACCCGCCCCACGCGCCAGCAGCGAGCAGACCGACCATGACAAAAACATAGACCAGTGGATTCATTCTGTTGTCTTCCCTTCCGTATAGACCTTAAATGCTGCCGCTTGCAATGCAGCGAACGGTGCGGTAATTGCAGCCAGAGTGGCCGCCACGTCATAACCGCCGACACCTGCCGTTGCGTTGGCAAAGTCAAATGCCCATGCCGTCACGCGCCATGTCATCCACATCGTGACGACTAACACCAACCGGCTGAACGGACGGCGCGTCAGGTTCGACAGCAACCGCCAGCCCAATGACATGCGGCGCTCTTCTGTCATGGCTCGCACCCCGCGTCCCACACATAAATGAAGGTGTGCTGACCGGCACCAAGGTGCTCAACCAGCCGAGCCAGCGTATCCTTGCTCGACAGGATGCCGAACTGCTGCTCACCATCTTTGCGCTGGATCATGCCGTAACCCATGCCGACTGCGGTGCAACCATGCACCTGCGTGATCAGATCACCGGCATTGCCATCACCGTCCAGATCAAGCGACACGTCACCTGCCCATGTAGCGTTGTGGATCAGACAGTCTTTGCGGCCATGCCTGTCTTCAAGACGAATGACCGGACGGCCCAATGTAGGCGAATGCCATATCCAGCCGACGTAGCTATCATCCTTAATGCACGACATGCCGCGCTGATTGTCTTTCCATGGCAATTCGAGGGTATCGCAAGCGAATCCACCCTCGGCGACTAGCCGACCGATCGTACCGGTCGGCATGCACTTGCTACGGCGAATGATGACCTTCATCACACGTGCCCCTTCGCCAGCGCCGGCCATACGACCTGCACCAACAGCCAGCCCAAGAAACCAAGCAGCCCCCACTTCACCAACTCGAAGCGCATCTTTTTCCAGAACTCGGTACGTGCCTTGCTCTCAGCAATGAACTGCTCATGCGCAGAGCGATGGCCGTCATAGTCGGGCTCGCCGGTATGCGCGTCCTTTGGAAACGCCACAGCAATGCTGGTCTGCTTATCCATGTACGACGTTATGGATTGCGTCAGCGATGAAAGCTGCTGCTCGATGTGCGTCAGCCGCTCACCTACTGTATGTGACGGGCAGTCTGTAATTTCTGGAGAACACTTTATAACCATGTCATTCCCTCCCACCCTCTTTGGGGTAGATGCGATTGTAATTACCCGAGCAGCTTGACAACGGCCTCCCGTGCCGCTGCGAGCTTGGCCTCCACCGCCGCTAGGTCGGCACTGGCTGCAGCAACAGCAGCAGCCAGCGACGCACGGTCTTCCGTCATCCGAACGAGTTGATCGCCGAGCGATGTAACCTGCACGATCAGAGTGTCATATTGGCCCTGTGCCGGCGCAACAATCTCTGTAGCTTTAGCACGTGCAGCATCGACGATGTTTGTCGCCTGCATCTCGGCAGCAGCGACCATTGCATCAGTCTTCTCCTGCGCACGTTTGGCCGCATCCTTGACACTGGCGGCACCCTTGGTGCGCGTGTCAACCAGTTCGCGGTCTGCATCGGCGATCTGCGCTTGCAGCGCAGTCAGCGCCGCCTGTGCAGCCGACACGCGCTGCTCGGTAGCAAGGGCCGTCTCTTCCATGCTCTGCATCTGGTCGAGCGTATCGGCCGCAGCCGTCAGCCCCTGCACGAATGTAACGAAACGACGCAGATCGCTCGCCACTGTGGATTTGTTTGCCATGATTTAAGTCCTCATCGGGTTAGCACGACGCATCAGCAGATACACGCCGATGCCGGTAGCAGCGCCGCCCGTAATCTTCGGACGGATGTAACGCGGACGCTCAACGATCTGCTTCATCGCATCAGTCAGCGCCGTGAAGCTCAGAGCAGCACCTTGCGCATTGTTCAGCGTGTTGTAGTTCGTGCCGTCATTGCTGCCTTCGATCACGACCGTTGCACCACCGATCGTGCCGATGATCTGCACGCAGTTGTCAGCCCATTCAGGCAACTCGACGGCAGTAGCGGCACCATCGGCCGTTGCGCCACCAGTCCATGCAATCAGCTTGCTGCTGCCTTCCCCTTCACCGATCGGCGTCGGTCCTGTAATTGTCCAAGTCATTTGTCATACTCCTCTGGTTACATACCCGAGCCGGGCGCGTGCGGTTGATACGATGGAACAACAGGTAGCCGATCCTCAACCACAGGGGCCGGCGGTACAGCAAAAGTGAGAGCGAGCGAGTCGAATCGGTCAGGGCTCTTGATGCCGCGCCGCTTCGCATCGTCCTTGGATTCCAGCAGCAGTTCGCCAGCCCGATAGCCGTACTGCAGCGCCGTCAGGTCGGTCATCAGGTCAGGGTCGTTCGGTATCGACGCACCGACCAGCCACTCACGGACACTGGTCGCCATCTTGGCGCGCAGGTTGTAGTTCTGGCCGTCGTCCATGCGGATTGCCGAATTGACATCGATCACAGTCTTTGTGATGCGGCCGGTACGATGGTCAGTCTTGTCGGGCCACCA